ATTAGGTTGTGGAGGTAGTGATCAGGACTAGGAAATAGCGGTGTCACATTATTAGATTGGGAATGGATTAGCCATACTTCTTACCCTTACGTGGGCGTGTACGGTTAGCTTTAGGGGACTCTAGTTTACCTTTATTAGGTCCAGTATGGGAAGCATCCATACCATCACCATTACCGTAGGTACCAAGCTTACGGTTTAGTTTATTTGCATTGGTACGGATCTTGAGACCCTCTTTAGTTCTGTTGTATTCAGCCTGTTGCTTGAGGCGTTTAGCCTTAGCCTTAGGGTTGTTCTTGTAGTAACTAGACGTGCGACTTGCCATAAAGCCTCTTTTGAATAAGTTCAGGGTCTACCTTAGGCATAATGGTGGCTAGTTTATCAAGGGGGTTGCCATCATATGCAACACCGCTGATGTCGTTTTTAGTCAACCAATCACAAGCTGCTTTAAGGTCAGCAGTAGAAGCCTCACCCGACTGAACCCTTTTGAGAAACTCTTCAGTAACAAGAGCGTGTAACTGGTTGAATTGATCCTCCGTTGCTTTCTTGTTAGCCATTACGCAGTACGATTTGATCTAGTTTATTTTCGATGCGGATCATGTGATCCTCCATCTTTTGTAGGGCGTTAGCTAGCTCTTGCCTTGGGACGTATTTCTCAGCAAACCTCAATTCAATGGCATCAATACGTTTATCTAATTGATCCATACGTGTGTTTGATTTACTGTTCATAGCTGCAATACCGCCACCAATGCCAATCACTAAAGACGCAACGCCTGTGATAATGGCCTCAATCATTTCTTTTGGTTAATGATGTTAATCAGTTTAGTGCTATAGCTGGGATCAGTGGCGTACCCCTCTTTAACTAAAAGCTTGCAACACTCCTCTACAGAAGAGGCACGGTTGACGCCTTTATATGTTTTGTAGTCCTTGTACCAACGTTGTACTAAATACGACACACAAGATTGTAGGTCAGGGAAGTTAAGAAACCCAGCAGTAATAGTGATCCACTTACCATCAATAAACTCTTTTGTCTCATGGTCAGTACCAGATCCCTTGAGTCCAAAGTAGTTGTTCTTACCGGAAGTATGCTTACCCCAGCCACTCTCTAATGCCCACTGAGCAGCTACTACTTGTGGGAACTTAGCCCCTGCCTTAGAGGCTGCAGCTATCACTCCCGCCCAGGTGTTAGCAACGGTAGCGATAGGTTGCGGGGTATTGGTTGGGCGGAAGGTCATAAACCAACCAGTACCTTTACCTTCTACTTCCCAACGCTTAAGCCAGTTATGCCAGGTATACTTGACATCCTTACCACCACTACCAATAGTGACATAACCACCATTGACATTATCCATCTCACCGTATGGATCGTGGAAGATACCGTGTTCTCCATCATCACCAATGAGTAGCATCCAATGACCACCACCAACAGGGTTTGATGCATGACCTTTATGTAGGATGCCAGTAGCGACTGGATAACCTGCCTTCAGTTCGTTGATTAGTGCTTGCTTAGTACCTTTTTGGTAGAAGGTAGCAAAGACACCATACTGCTGACAGGCTTTAACTTGACTAGTAGAGGATGTAGTATCTCCATACTTCAGGACTGTACGGAGGTAACCATCATCTGCATTACTACCCTTAAGAGCATCAGGAAGGAGATACTTGATAGCCATAGCGCATGTTGAGCTAAAGCACATGCGATCTCCGTGACCTGTTGCACTATCTGTCTGTGGGTAGTACTGCTTAACTGGCAGCAATACCATTACCGTTTACCTCTAAATGTACGACGAATACGCCGCACTGTGTCATCCTCAGTACGTGTCTTACTGAAGTAAGCAGCAGCCATGGAGATAGCTTGAGTGACACTATTAGAACGACGCTTCTTAGTCATGCCGAGATACTCGGACGTGATAAAAAGAATAAAAAAAGCAAGCGTCTCATAAGACACTTTAATTCCAAGAAAGGTGATCATTGTAGTTACAGTGATAGGGTGTCATTGCCATCAGTAGCGCCGTCAATAGAAGCACCACTCTCCCAGTTATTGAATGCCTCACTGGTCACATAAGCAGCAAGTTGCTCAGTGGTCTCTGTAAGGCTCAGAAAGCCCTCCTTATCGTTGCTCATGGCACGTATTAAGGAACGCCTCTCAAGCACGCTCTGAGGGGCAGCTAGGCCTGTCTCAGAAGCACGGGTGATGTACCAATCAGTCTGTGATAAGAGGGAGCCAGCAGTGACTTTAACTTGAGCGGTCCATTGCTCCACGAGTTGAGCGTGGTCCTTAGGGATCCCCGTATCCCAGTAGAAGCGTTGATCTACGGGAATGGGGTCAGGTTCTTCGGTAATGCCGATTGCTTCACGCATCTCCACTGTTGCTAGTCGTAGCCAATTGGCGGGGAACTGGGTTCCATCTTCAGTTGTAAATGCCCGATCTAATGCGAGCGGGTTTCCATTAAGTAAAAACATAATTAGTATTAGCGTGCGCGGGCGTATTGGAAGGGCGATTCGGCGAAGGCGGCGTAGATGTAGGTGTTACCATTGTTATTGAGAGACAAATCAGACGAGACTCTTAACTTGAAGCCGTTGCTTAAAAAATCAACATAAGTGCCCGACAGCTCGGATGAATCAGATTGAGCCAGTAAAACATTTCCCACAACATTATATGTACCTCTTGCGGAATCAAAAATAGCCCAAGACGTTCCCGCCGTAGTAGTATTTTTTACAAGCAACCAACGCACTCTAAACCCGGTATAACCAAACGAACCATCCGCGCTGCCGTTGCCGGTGTAGGAACCGAAGGCGCTGTAGCCGGCTACTGGGGCGAAGCAGTAGGCGACGTAGGTGGCGCCGCTTGCATTCACTGTCGCGTCAGTGCCAACGCTGAACACGGTGGAAGATGGTGCCGTGCTGTTCCAAACCGTTGTTGCGGATGCAGAAGCGTTGGTCAGGTTCAGTTGGATGCTGCTGGCCGCCGCGATTGAAGTGTGGCGCACCTGCCAGTTAGCGGCGGTATCGCGGCGTTTAACGATGACCATGCCCGGTGCGATACCGAGACCGTGACCCACGGTGGCATTAGCCCCGGTGCCAGTGTAAGTAACAACGCTGAACCCCGCACTTGCATTAGCCCTCACCTGACTGGAGATGGACCCAGCGGTGTTCGTGACGGTGGAGCTGCCGGCGTCCCAGGCCCAGGCCGCATACGGGATTGCGCTTTGACTCAAATCAGAGGCAAGAGTAAAGCCATCTGAATTGAATGATGTGAATGCAGAGTCTGTATCCTCTGCGCGGGTGTCGTTGCTGTAAAGAACCTTGGTAGCGCCACGAATAGTGTCTCGTAAGTGATGAAAAAAGAAGCTTGCCGGGTTGCTACGGCTCTTAATCCACACCAAATCCGGCGAGAACCCTAACCCCGAAATCGTCTGCGTTCCGCCATTGCCCGTGTAGAGCTTCACGTCCATCACCGTGGATGGCTGCGTGATGGTGGGCGCCGGTAGATTAGCCGTATTGAGCGCCTTGAAGCCGCTGGGGGCGGTGTAGGCGAAGGGGCGTTGGCCGAAGTTGAAAGAACCGGTGCCATAGTTGCTTGATGCAGGCGCCAGCGTGCCGGAAAGATTGGTAAAAGCAGCGTTTGCTCCAGTTGCTGGATTTCCACTATCGAACCAAGATCCGTTCTTGCCAAACCACATCTTGCTTGAATCTAAGTCGTAGGCAACCATCAAGACATCGCCTACGCCGATGGCGCTACCAGAGGATCCCATTGTCACTTGGGAGCCATTATTTCTTTTGACAGCAAAGGTAGTAGAAGGATCGCCCTGCATCCGGCAACCCCAGGAAGACGCAGATGCTCCAACATACGGGTCAGTCGGTGGGTTGTTTACTGTCGATAGGCCGACGTGAGGGTATCCAGAAACGCTGTTGAATGTATATTCAAAATACCACTTGCCAGAACTAACAGCGATGGTTCCTCTTCCAATTGCATTAGCGGCATTGTTAGGAGTATCCAAATTCCCATTAGTATAGGTAACACCAGACCCCGCATCGAGTGGGTTCATAGTGCAGTAATTCCCTCTTACCTGCCCGCCCGCTCCGGTATCTACCTCGCTGCCGTTCACCGGTACATCAATGAGGCTGTCGTTGCCTGCACCAGCGGTGACGCTGAGGTTGTTCGGCGTCCAGTTGTTGCTGCCAGCGGCATCCTTGCCCAGCGTGGTGGCCGTGGCTGCGGAATTGTCCGCGAAGGTCAGGCGGAAGCCGTTGGTGCCGTAGCTGCCGGTATACGCCTTAGGCACCCACACGCCGGTGGTGGCGGAGAACTCACCGAAGCTGGTGGGATCTAGCGCTTGGCCGTCGATGAAGTGGATGTCGGCTAGGTAGCCGTGAAAATAAAAGTTGTCATACGGCTTTCCAATGCGATGTTCAGTTGTCGTGTTGACAGCAGTATCTAGGTTTTGCGTTGGATAGGTGGCAGTGGTAAATGCCGTTACCTGAACACCGTTGATATATATTCTTACCCGATTGGATGCCGTGCCTTGAGTTGTATCGACAGACAAGACAACATGAAACCAGGCCGAGAAATCTCTAAAAACCTGCGAGGTAACCAATCTTGAGCTTGATGCGTTGTCAGTGAAAAAATCAAGCTGGTCTCCGTTGAACATGAACGAAGTTCTTGTATTTGGAGATGTTGCCCCTGTGGATTCAAACAGCGTTTGGTATAGCTGGGTGCCACCTGCAGATGTGGAGCTGCTCCGCTTCACCCATCCCGCCCAGGTCCACGTCTTGCGGTTGCCGGCTGATGCGGGGGTGCGGTTCAGGTACGCCGAGTCTGCTGAGTTGAACCGCAGCGAACGGCTGATGGTGTAGCCACCAGCTGCCGTATTAAAGAACTGTTCTCCGTTATTCATCACGCAATCCCCGCAACTGCATTGCCCATCAGGATGGTTGAACTTCCCGAGACGTAGTACGGGATAACGGCTGGGAAAGTTGTAATCGTGGGAGCAATACCACCGGGGAACTTGAAGTTGGACGACCACACCACAGGACCAGCCGTGATGCGGATAGCTCCGGTCTGACCGGCTACAGCGTTGGTGGGGTTAGGAACCGTGATGGCTCCACAGGTCCACAGGTTGCCAGTAGCCAGATCAAATGCACCAGATGTAATGGTCCGTTCAGTTGTACGAGTTGCAACAGTAAACGTTGGGAGAACGTCAGTCTTAACAGTGTCGGCATCATATGCCTGGACAGTACTACCGATGGATCCAGTTGTCAGGTATCCACTCATTCCTGCCTGTGTTTGGTAGGTACTGGCAGCACTGGCAGTAGTCAGGTAATCAGTAACAGTAGATCCAGCAGGGATAGTAACTGGATTAGTAAAACTTGCATTACCAGAGGAATCAAAGGTAAGTCGTGCTACACCATTGGTTACCAGTGCTAGTTCATCTACACCTGTATGAGCAATACCAGTATTAGTATCCCCATCAAAGGAGTAGACAGGGGCTGCAACACTGGTGCTATCATCAGCCCTTAGTTGGCCAGTAAGGGTGCCCCCAGTAAGCTTAAGGTAACGAGCATCAGCATCAGTCGCGTAGTAACGTACCCACACCCAAGTAGAGCTTGAGCTACTGTAGTAGATCTCCACAGTCAGACCAGCATCACCAACAAACCCAACGGGAATGCCAGTCAGTGGTGTAAAGCTTTGGATACCTGTAGAGTCGGTAACACGTACTGCGTCACCATTAACAGGTGAAGCAGGAATAGCAGCTACGTTAGCTACAATTACATATGCAAGAGCCTCAGCAGCAGCGTTAAGTGCAGCTGTAGCGTTAGTATTGGCCGTATTAGCTGTAGCAACAGCACTTGCTGCAGAAGCAGAAGCAGCATTAGCTGTACTCACTGCACTATTGGCTGTACTCACTGCACTATTGGCTGTGCTAACTGCACTGTTGGCGGTACTAACTGCACTATTAGCAGTACTCACTGCACTGTTAGCCGTTGCTGTTGCGCTAGCTGAAGCAGTAAGTGCACTGTTAGCTGTTGATGTAGCAGTAGCTGAGGAGTTATTAGCCTCTTGTGTTACGTATAGGTTCTGAGTAAAGTTGTTATTAAGGTCTTGTGCCCTAATAGCAGAACCAGAGTAGAAGGTAGAGACAAGATCAGTGTCATCAGTCTGCCGATAGACTACAATAGCAGCACCGTTAGCTGGAGCATTACCAGCTGTGAACAATACCTGTCCACCAGTTTTAGTGGCGTAGTTAAGGCTCTGTAGGTTATAGTGTGTACCAGCTGTCTTCAAGACACCAGCTACAGTAACCTTAATGTCAGTGGATTCAAGCCATTGAAAAGTAAAAGAAAATGGGCCTAAGTTAGACCCATTACCAGTGAATGTATTTTGTGTAGTTGCCATCTCTTAGGTTAGCGATACATTTGAGTAAGTCGTTCAATCTCTGCCTTACGACGATCAGCAGCTCGTGCAGCATCATCAATACGACCTTGCTTCATGAGGTTTTTATTGGTGAGTGATTCTTGGATAGAACGCCACATAGGCTCATTATCCTGCTGCATACGCAACTCAGCTGCCTTCTGGGCTTGAGACATGATATCATTCATCACTGAATAGACTTCACTTTGAGCTGCTTGTATCTCTTCAGATGGACGACCTTGTACCCGCATTGCACGAATACGATCCAACTGATCGTTGTACTTTTTGTTCTTACTGAGCTTATCAAATTCTTTCCACAGCTGCTGTTCACCGATGTACTTATACAGTACTTCACGTTCCTGTGGGGTGTACTCATGGTTACCAGATGAGTCCTTACGAATCATTTGGATACCATCCCAGCCACTGTCAATAAGCCACTGACGCCAAGGCTCTGTACCTTCGCTAATCTTAACTGGATTAACAGCATTAAGTGAACGAAGTACAGGATTGTCAATATCATTAAGAGGCTTACCAGTGTAGATATCGATTTGATCTGGCAGTTGACTGGAGAAACCAGGAACCCTATTGGTAATATAGCCAACTAGGTCATTGTAGATATCCTTCTGGGAGCTTGTGATAGCGTTGGAGACAACACCAAGAGCACCAGACATAGGAATAGCAGCTCTCACTTCATTAGCAAGGAACCTAGTAATAGCTGTTTCATCACCGTTAGCAACAGCAACAACAGGCTCAAGACCAGCTACCCAAGACTTATTAACAAAGGTAGCAGAAAGAGTCCACGCTAGTTTATCAGTAAAGCTCTCAGTAAGAGTAGAGCCAATATCACGAGAGTAGTAGGCTAAGTCACCAACAAGAGTAAGGATAGTATCAAGTGGTTCGTAGCCAGCATAGCTGACCCACTTACCTGCAACATTGATTGTTTTAGGTTGCCACCCAAAGTTATCACGAAGCTTCTTACGTTCACCAGCATTAACAGGACCGTTACCACGGATGTTACCACCAAGAGCATAACCAAGCATGGAAGTAGACAGAAGAGCACCGAATGCCACACGACCACGGTATTCAGCCTCAAGACCCTTGAAGATAGCCATACCATTAGGTACACCATCATAAGCAATACCGTGCTCCATGAGAGCGTCTTTGATCTTATCAATGTCATCACCAGCCCACAGTACCTTAGAGTACCTGTTCATGCCAGGTAGAGTGGCTATAGGTGTATAGGACATAGCAGACTTAACACCATTAACACCAGTCTTAGGGAACATGAAGAATGGCTTCAAGATAGGCAGCTTATTGATACCACGAGTCAACCATGTAGCAGTCTCGTCATCAAGGTTAAGTGAAATCTCTCCAGCGGCATTCTTGGCAGCAGCATCAGTGAGGTTACCGAGAGCATCAAAGGACTCATCATAAGCAATCTTCTCTGCCTTAGCTAGCTGTTGAGCAAGTTCAGCTCCTTTATATCCAATACCAGAAACCTCATCCCAAGCCCTAGCACGAGCAAGTTGTGAAGCAACAGTAGTCTGTACAAAGGCATCAGCACTAATCATTGCATTAGTACCATACTTAAACCAACGCCAGTTACCAAGGTCATACAAAAATCTAGCAGACCTGTATTGGAAGAGACGACCCCAGTTACCATCCTTCTCCCACACCTGTTCCATGTCAGCTAAGGTGTCCCACAGGTTAGGATTATAGTCAGTAACAAGGTCTTCACGCGCTAGTTCACGGAAGTCAGCAGTAGCATCATTACCCCACTTACCGTTATTCCAGGTACGCTTGAAAGTATCCCAGGAATCAGCAAGTGCTCGCTTGTTGGTCTGCCAGAATGAACCGTAGACATGGGTAGCTTTACGGAGATCATCAACCGTATTACGACCCATCAACATACCAATGCCAGTACCAAGGAATGCATTGTTAGTACGGAGGGTAAGCGCAACAGTGTTACCAGTAATAGCTTTGAGAGCTGAGATACCAGACAGCATGTTGTTATACCGTACTGACCACACACCTTGTGCAAAGGCATTAAGTCCCTCATCACCACTCTTAAGAAGACCCATGGGGCTAAGTTGCTTAGCACTCCACTTCATCAACTTATCAAGAGAGTCTACATCACCTTTAGATAATGCAAATGCATCAATCAAAGGTTGAGCAGCATCAGGACGATCACGAGCAATAGTACGGATCATATCCCGATAGCCTTGTGCCTGCATGTTCTTCTCTTGTACTTTAAGGTCAAACTGTTCAGTAATTTGCCTAATAGCAGACTCCTTATCAGGTGACTCTTTAAGGAACTTCTGCCAACGATCTTGGTTCTTAAGTGCCCAACCTGCGATGTACTTATTAAGGGCGTACTCTTCCATAAGGAAGGCAAGGCGATCACCAAGCATCTCAGTGGTACGGCCAAGATCAGCAGTCTCAGGAAATGCCTTATAGCCCTCAGCAATGTCAGCTACTTCACGTCCTACGGTATCCATAGCACGCGCTGATGTTTCAGTAACAACTTGACCGATGTACTTATCAGTCAACTCACGCATAGCAAACCCAATAGCTTCTGCTTGAACATCATTGACGTACTTAATAGAGCGACCATCAAGGAGGTTCTTTACATCACGGTTATCAAGGAAGAGGTTCTTTAGATCAGATACCTTATCAGTGCCAATGATATCATTGTAGATCTTCCATGCAGCATCACTCATCTGAGCCTTAGTGTACCTAAAGCCCTCTACCGTTGCATCAAAGCTACCAGTAGCACGAGTACCTTCAGCTAGGT